CCACGTCCTGAAGGCCGGTCGGGCTTTCCGCCAGGGCCTCCGTAACGGCCTCGGCTCCTTTGGCCGCTTCGGCATCGGTTCCTTTGGCCGCTTCGCCTTGCGTGGCCTGGACGGTCGCGCCGCCGGTTTCCACGGCCGCGCTGGCGGTCGTGTCGTCAATCTTCTTGGCCATGATGCACCTCGTATTTTGGGTTGAAACGCACGCTTCTGATCCACGGAGTGTCCCGGTCCTCGCAGGCGAACCCCGAAAAATCCACGTACAGGGCGTTGGAGAGCTTGCGCTCCAGCTGCACGCTGCCGTAGCTGTACCCGCCGCGCTCGGCCCGCCTGGCCGTAATCCGCACGGCGTTGCCGTCCGGGTCGGCAGTCTGGCCAGGCAGGGCCAGGGGAAAGCGGCGGCAGAACTCCTCAATCCAGGCCTCGTCCTCGGACAGCACCTCGCAGCGCACGGGCAGGGTCACGGCGTACACGGCCCAGCGCACCCGCCCATGCGTGGCGCTGCCCGACCGGACGCGCGCCAGGCGCTGGCGCAACCGGGTAAACTCCGCAGGCTGCCAGCCAAGCTCCAGGCGCGGGCGGCCCAAAAGCACGTCCTCGGCGGCCATGTCCTCGGTGCGCTCCACCACCTTGGCCGGGGGGAGACCGCAGCTTTCCGCCGCCGCGAGGATGAGATTCAAAGCCACCGTTCTCATTTTGCCTGCCTAAATTTTGAATCCAGCGGCCACGAAGTCCGCCATCGTGGCGCGGATCTCCGCGATGTCCTCCTCGTTGATGCCGAGGTAGGGGCGCGCGGGAATGCACACCTTGCGGCCGCGCCCAGCCTGGCCGCCAAACTGGTGGATGGCCGCGTAGACCACGTTGGTGCCCACGACCACGCGCTGGGGCGTGGCCTCGTACACGATGGAGCTACGCAACCGGCCCTTGTCCAAGAGCGTCCGCCCCCCTTTGCCCTCGGCCCGTTGGGACGGCTTCCAGGCTTCGCCCTCCGGCCCTTTGCCGTCCTCGAAGCGCTCAATGGTGGAGCTGACCAGCTGCTCGCCGATGGCGGCGGTCAGTTCGTCCGTGCCGCCCATGTGGCGCAGCCCCTCGTCCAGCGCGCTCAAGAGCCCGCGCATGTCCATGGTGACGGATGCCCCGGCCATGCCTAAAACCTCCCCCGCCAAAGGGATTCCGGGAACAGGGGCGCGGCGGACGCGGCGGTGAGCCCGCAATCCTGATCCGCCGGTTCGACGCCAAGCAGGTCCAGGCCAAGGTCCAGGTCGCCCGTGGTGATGGCCTCCAGCTCCTTGAGGGCCTGCTTGTGCAGGGTCTGCAAGGGCAGCCAGCTGTTGTCGCTCGCGGCCTCGGTCCGCATGACCGAGGTGATGGCCCCCACCACGCGGAAGGCTGCCAGCACGGCACAGATGCGCTTGATGGTCTCCGGCGGGCTGGCCAGCGGCACCACGAAGCGCGCCCGCAGGCGGTCGTCGATCTCCCGCGTCACGCCCTCGATGTGCCCGGCGATGAGGCCGGGCTTGAGTCCTTCCAGCTTGTCCAGGTAGGCCTGGAGCACATGCTGGGAGAGGTCGTCTGCGGTGCAATAGCCGGGCATGGGGAACCTCGTGTTTTTGAACCGGATTAAACCTAGCTTCGACCGGGTATTTACCTAGGTCGAACCCTCCGCGCGGGGGTCGGCCCGCGCGGAGGGGAAACGGGCTCCTAGCCCGCCACGGAGCACACGGCCACGGCGTCCATATTGGGCACCGGGAAGGGCTTGCTCTGGGCCACCAGCTTGTAGCCGCTGGGGTCGTCTTGCTTGATGGGCTTGATGAACAGCGGCAACGGGGCCAGCTTGGCGTCGAAGTCATCCAGGGCGCAGTAGGGCATCAGGTGTCCGCCCTGCGGGTCGATGGCGCGCAGCTGCGTGCTGACCTGCACCGGGCTCCACTTGGCCTGGTCGACCGGGTCGGGGTATTCCTCGGCGCGCATGGTGATCTCCGCCGCGCCCACCAGCAGGGAGCCGTCCTTGATCTCCAGCCGGATAGCGTCGCCTTCGTACAGCTCGGCCAGGCGCACCAGGGCGTCAAAGGCGTCCTCGCCCGCCCAGTACTTGATGGCCCCGCCGCCGAAGCCCTTGCGGCGCAAAGCCTTCCGCATGGAGGTCAGCGTCTTGACCACGTCGGCCAGGCTGGCCCCGGCGGCGTCCCACTTCTTGGGCGCAACCACGGCCACCGGGTTGCCCCAGGTGACCTCGTACACATCGTGCCCGCCGCCGGAGAGCTGGATGGGCCAGGAGACCTTGCCGTTCAACGCCTGGGCCGCGATGCCCTCGGTGGTCTGGCGCACGGTGCGGCGCAGGGAGTCGGTCTTCTGGGTGGCCCAGGCCTCCAGCCCCTGTTCGCCGATGAGCCTGAGGTTGTTGATCTCCGTGGGGGTCACGGTGTCGTTGATGGCGATGGGCAGGGGCTCGTACGACGAGATGGACGAGCCCTCGGTGGGCATGGCCAGGGAGGGCGCGCCACGCCGGATGACCGGCATGGTGCGGACCCGGCGCTTGATGTCCTGGGCCGCGACCACGGCCATGGCGTGCTGGGGGCGGTCCTTGAACACCTCGTCCATGACCACGGTGGACAACTCCGGCAGGCTCGTCAGACGGCGCACCTGGGCCTGGAAGGAAAACATGCTTCTGAGATCCATGAAGCGCTCCTTATTCGGGGTAGAGCCCGGCGGTCAGCAGGGCCGCCTGGGCGGTTTCGTCGGGCGCGGCCTGGGCCACGGCCCCGACCTTGAGGCAGGGCAGCCGCACCGAGCCATGCACGATGCTCAGGCAGGACGCCTGGGTCGCGGTGTCGCAGGCCACGTCCAGCACGCCAGCCACGGCAGCCGGGCCGCCCTCCTGGGCCGGGTCCCACGGAATGAGGCCGCTGGGGCTGTTCTGCAGCAGCAGCCCGGCGGGCAGCACGCCCTGCGCGGGTTTGACCGCGCGCGTGACGATGACGGGCGGATGCCCTGCGCCACGGGCCGATTCCTCGTTGATGACAATGGTGCCGATCTTGGCGTCGCTCATGCCGCCCTCCTAGGTTTTGTTGCTGATTTTCGAGTAATCCACAGGCACGGCAGGCCGCCCAGCCCCGGCCCTGGCCGCCTCGGAGTAATCCTGCGCCAGCCCCGTGTCGGGCAGGGCCTGGCCCAGAAAATCAAAGAAGTGCTGCACCAGCGGCTTCTTGCCCGCGCCTTCGCTGAACTCCAGCTCGCCGCCGCCGTCCAGGCGTTCGGCAAAGGCCGCCAGCGCGCCCTTCTGCGCGGGGAGCACCTTGCCCGCGTTCACCAGCGCATCCACCTTGGCCCCCAGCTCCTTGCGCCGCGCCGTGCGCTGCGTCTCGGCAAACTCGGCCTCCTTGGCGGCCTGGGCCTCTTTTGTTTTGGCCAGTTCGGCCTTGAGCTGGGCGATCTCGCCGTCCTTGGCCGTGGCCGCGTCCTGGCCGTTCGCCGAGCGCAACCGCTCAAGCTCGGCCTGGGCTTCGGCCAGCTTGGCCTCCAGTTCCTTGACCTTGTCCATGTCGACCTCCACGTCTTCGCTGTATTCGCCTTCCGCCTCCTCCGCCCCGTCGGCGAAGGCCCGGAAGTCCGCCAGGCCCTGCACCGCCGGGGGCATGGCCCCCAGCAGGCCGACGTGGCGGAGCCGTCCGTCGGGGTACAGGCTGATGCTGCGTTTCTTGTAGCGCCCGCTGGCGACCCACTCCCTGACCTGGTCGGGCACGTCGCGGAAGCTCGCCAGCAGGACGTCGCCGCTGCGCTTCAGGCCGCTGACCCAGCCAAAGGCCGGGGCGTCGGTGCGCGGGTGGCCGAGCACAAGCGGGGGTTCGTGGTGCTTGGGGTCCAGGGTCGCAACCATGCGGTCCAGGTCCTGGGCGGAGAACGAGCGCGACGTGCCGGAGGAGTCGGTGTGGGTGCCGGTGCGGAAAACTTCGATCCAGTTCATGGGTCGAGTTTGCCCCGGCAACCGGCGAGAATACAGGATCGGATGGGAAATATGGGGGTGATTCGAGGCGGCCCTTGACGGGTGAAAACTGCGGGGCTATATCTAATCCTGGCGGTGTACCCTGAACCTCGCGCGGGCGGGGGTCGTAAGCAAGGGTGCCGTCAGCTCAGTTGGCCCGCGACAGCTGGGCTTTTTTTATCCGCGCTGAACCAAAGGAGGGGTGCCATGAGCATGACCAAACGGTACATGGATGAGATTGACGACAAACGCAGTGCCGCGCTCGCCATAGCGATCCAAGCTGGAGTCATCAAGGAATGCGAGTTCCACGATGGATGTTACTTCGACGGCGGCGAGGATATTGAGGAAGCTTACACGTTGGGCGTTAAAATGTTTGCGGACGGGGAAGTCAGCGACCATTTTGACTCGCCCGACGAGATGAAGGATTTCATCAAAGAAGTCGTGGAGCAAAACAACGCAGCTGAAGAATGCACTTGGTGTGATAAGGTCTTCAATGAGGATTAAGGTCACGGCCTCAGGCATCACGGCTCCCTGAACACCAACGCGGCAGGTCCGGTCGCGTCCAATGCCTTGCGCCGTTGCTCGTCCAAGTAACGCAGCATGTCCTGCTCGCGTCCCAGCACCTTGGGCGGAAACACCGTGCTGCCGCTCCACTGCCTGCCGCCGTACAGGCGGAACACGCCAAAACCGCCGATCTTGCCGTCCTCCCCGGCGAACAGGCGTATCAAGTTCAACGTCTGCACCATGCGGTCGCCCAGGCGCGTCGGGTACTGCCAAATTTCGAACGGGTTCAGGATCGTCCTGGCCAGCAGGCGCACGTAGCGCTCCCGCCCTTCCTTGGCCACCTTGTAGGTTCCGCTGGCCTTGTCGAGAAACAGCCGGTCATTGACGACCAGCGGATGCTCCACGTGGGCCAGGCGGATGGCCTTGCTTCCCCCAAAGGGCACGCCGAACTCCGCCAGAAAGGCCTTGATGTACTCCGCCTGGCTCAAGCCTGCGGGCAGCAAGTCGCCCTTGGCCACGGGCAGCACATGCCGCCCGGCTATGTCTCTGGTAGAAATCCAGCAGGACGGTCCTTCCTCGGCAAAGCCCTTGCCAGGGCAAAGCAGGCGGGGGGAGCCCGTGCCGGGGGCTGGCGTCGCCACCTGTTCAGGCGCAAGCCCGGCCCACCAGTCCTTGCCCACGTTGCCCGAAAATCCCTTGTCCGGGGCGATGGCCACCGTGCCCAGCCCAGGGATGCCGTGCGCCGCCTCGTCCAGAGAGGTGGGGATCTCGGTCTCGATCTCCAGGCCGCGCGCGCGCACCTGGCGCTCGGACAGGCTCTTGACCGTGCAGCGGCAGCGGAAGCCGTTGGGCGGATACAAGGTGCCCCAGAACGCGTGGTCCGCCGGATAGACCTTGCCATGCAGGGCGCGGTGCGCCGGGCGCGTGCGCGAGTCGTTCACGGCGGAATACTGCCAGTACGGGCGCAGCTTCACGGCGCGCTGCATCTGGGCATAGCGCCCGGCCATGTAAGCGCTCTGGACGTTGGTGCGGTAGATGGTCTCCAGCCGGTGGGGGCTTGCGCCCGTCCACCCGGCCTTTTGCAGCCTGGGGCCGATGTCCCTCTTCCAGGCCTCGAAGGTGGTCCCGTCGGCCATGCTCTGGTGCATGGACTCGAACACCTCGCGCACCAGGTCCGCCTTGGCCAGGCCGCCCACGTACACGGCCCGCTGCTTCGCCTCCGCGCCCGCTGCCTCGTACTCGGCCTTGGTCATGGGCACCCGGCTTTGCCAGTACCGCAGGGCCTCAGCCGGGGGCAGGGCCAGAGCGTCGGGCTTATCGGCGACAGGCTTTTCGGCGTCGGGCATGGGCTACTCCTCGCCCTGGCGAACGGTGAAGCGCCCGGTCATGTCCGCCGCGTACAGGGCGGCCTCCAGCATTCCCTCCAGGCCGGAGGCGTCAAGTTCAGGCATGGCCTCGGCCAGCAGCAGTTGGAGGTCCTCCGGCGTCTCGGCTTTTGCAACGATATTGAGAATGGCTTCCACCATGCCGCCCACGGCGGATATTCCCGCAGGCAGTACCTCGGCTACCAGCGCCTCCACCCGGCTCTGGCCGGGCGACAGGCGCGACGGCGCGGCGGGTTTAGCCTGAGCAGGTTCCGGTTCCGCAAAGCCGGGCTCGACCGCGCCGCTCTCCCCTTCAGCCGAGGCGGCGGCAATCGTGAACTCGTCCGCAGCCAAGGAGAAGCGCCGCTCGAAATAGGCGCGGGTGAAGCGCACGCCCTGGCCATGCAGCTTGGCCCCAAGGTCCGCCCTGGCCCGCAGGTCGTCCGGGTCCACATAGTCCCACACGGGAGTCAGCTCGCCCGAGGTGTTGACCTGGCCATAGGCCCAGGCCAGATCGTTGAAGAAGGTTCGCACCAGCACCTTGTCCGCGTCGGCGAAGTCCTGGCTCACCTGATAATGCGTGTTGGCGGCGGCATACGAGCCGTGCTCCCCCACCTGACTGGTGAGGGTCTGCCCCTCCAGCATGATGGCAATGGCCTCGTCCCACATGGTGACGATCTTGCTTTGCAGCTCGCCCTTGCCCGAGGACTCCACGATTTGCACCTTGCTGCCGCCGGAAACCACGGCCACGGCTTCGCGCACCATGCTCCGCAGGCCGGAGAGCATCTCCTCCCGCTCCGGGCGCTGCGCGCCTGGCCGGGCCTCGCCCACCACCCAGGGCTGGCCGAAGCGCTCCGCAAAGCGCATCAGAAACTCGATGCCCGCCCGCTTGAACGTGACCGGCCACAGGCAGCGCGAAAGCAGGCGCAGGCCATAGGGGTTGGCGTAGGTGGGGAAGTGCCGGGCCAGGATGAACTTGTGCCTGGGCACGGCCTCCGGGATGCCGCGTTCCCCCACAAACAGCAGCTCGCCCTTGTCGCCGAAGCCGAACCAGTCGCGCGGGCGCGGCACCAGGTCGGCAACCCGCAAGCGCCCGCCATCCGCGCGCCACAGAATCTCCACCGGAGTGAACCCGAAATAGGGGGCCTCCAGAACCTGGGCGATGGTGTTGTAAATGTCCACGCGCTCCAGGTCGCGCGCCAGGGCGTCGGTCATGGCCTTGGCCCCGGCCGTGGGCTCCTGGCCTGGCATTGCGCCTGGCGTAAAGCCGTAGTCGCCGCGCAGCAGCGTCTTGAGCTTGCGGCTCTGCATGCTGGCCGTAACCTTGTAGTCGGCGCTCAGCGCCTCCAGCACGCGGGCGTCGTCGCCGCTTTTGCGAAGCACAGGGTCCGGGTCGGGCAGCACGCCCAGCCAGCCTGCGGCCAGGCTGGCCAGCCCGGCGGCGTCGCGCGTGGCGATCTCCCCCAGCAGGCCTTGGGCGTCGCTGAAATCAACGTAGTCGGAATCAGTAATCCACAGACCGCCCATCGCGGAACCCCCTCATAAGATTATCAACCTCGCCGCCGCCGCAAAGCACCTCAAAAACGCCGCTCTCCGGCGCGAACTTCCGCGCCGCGAAATGCGCCAGCACGCACGCCGAAGCCGCGTCGCCGTGGCGCTTCTTGCCGTCGCCGCCCTTGGTGCGGGCCTCTGGAATCTTGGGGATGCCCTTCACCTTACGCACGGCGCGCAGATCCTCGCCCACGTCGGCGTCCTTGGGCAGCAGCAGGGCCTGGTCTTCCAGGTCGGCCTTGACCGGCGGCCAATGCTCCAGGTTCCAGCCCTCTGTCGCCTGCACCTGCTCAATCATCTGCGCGCCGTACTTCTGCCGGGCACGTTCGGCCATGTATGCGCCGTTGCCGCGCGCATCGAGGGCCGCACCACTAAAACGCGGCAGGCGGTCGCAGATGTAGTTGAAGATCTGCTCCTGCTGGGTGAAGGGGCAGTCGCGCAGTTCCACCAAAAACGGCGTGGCTAGGGACAAATCCTGCATCTGCTGCAGCGGCCATTGCACGGAGAGGTCGACCAGGCGGCCAAAGTCCTCCCCAAGCCAGCTGGGCCGGTCGGGCAGCTCCTTCAGCACGGGCAGCAGCTCGACCTTGCACCAGTCCTCAACCTCGGCCTGGCGCAACAGGTCCGGCCAGTCCACAAAGTCCTTGGCGGGCGGGCTCCAGCGCAGAATAGGCACGGGCCGCATGGCCGCCTCGACCACGGTGCGTAGCAGGTATGCCCCGCTGCCGCGCGCGGGCACGCAATCCAGCTCCTCCTCTGCGTCATCGCCGTAGAAGGCGCGAATCTCAGCACGCCAGGCCGCCTCGCCCTCGGGCGTCCATGGCCTGCCGGTCTTGAGGCAGATGCGCTTGTACAGGCCGTCGGCCAGCGCCTGGTCAAAGGTGATGCGGTGCAGGCTATACGGCTTGCGGCCTGCGCGGATGTCCTCGCAGAGCTGGTTGAAGGGGTTCTCCTCGCCGTCGTGCGTGGACAGGATGACCACCTGGCCGCCCCACATGAGCAGGGCCAGGGCGGCCTTGAGCACGGCCTGGAGGTCCTTGTGGAACGCGGCCTCGTCGATGACCACCCGGCCTTGCCTGCCGCGCAGGTTGGTGGGGCTGGAGGACAGCGCCACGATCTCCTTGCCGGAGGCGAACTTGATGCGAAAGGCCAGGATGCTCTTGTCGCCCTCGCGGTCATCGTCCTCGAACAGGAACTCTTCGACCTCGCCGCACACGTAGTTGAACTGACGCGCCCACTGGCCACAGGTGTCGATGTACTCCCGCGTCATTTCCCGGTTGTAGCCCAGGTAGAGGACATCCATTCCGTCCTGTGCATCAATGACATCAAGCAGGGCCTGGCCGTTGCGGCCCTCGGTGGAGGCCAGCAGCACATCGTCCGCCGACTCGCACCAGGTGAGGCCGATGCGGCGGCTTTTCTCGCAGACCTTGACCTGGCTCCGGTCGGCCACCCAGCGTTGCTGGTAGCCCAAGAGCACGCTTTCTGTTCCGCTCACTGGCCTACTCCCAAAATCTGTCTGCGTACGGCTTCTGCTGTTGCAGGCGTAAGCCCCTTCTTGCGCGTCTCGCCCTTGGCCGCGCCCTTACGCATGCCCTGTACCAAGGCCATGGCCTGTTGCAGCTCGCGCACGGTTTTGAGGTCCACCAGAGACGGGTTGGCCAGAATGCGGCCCATGCGGATGTTCAGGGCCTCCTCCAGGGCGGCCACGGCGTCGGCCTCGGTGCGGATCTCGCGCAGGGGCTGCGCGGCGATGGCGGCGGCGTTCTCATTTTGCCTGCCCTGGCGGATGGCCTCGGCCTGCTTCATGGCCAGGCTTTCCAGGCTGGCCACTGCAAAACCGGTCTGCGCGTCCTTCGTGGCCATGAGGGCTTTGAGCATGCGCGACCTGGCCAAAATGAAGTCCGCGCGGATGTCCATTTCCGCCTGGGCGATCTCGTCGCGCTTGGCCTGCCAGCCGTAGGTATCACTCCAGCGCTTGAGGCTGCTCTCCGCAACACCCACGGCCTTGGCCACCTGGGCAAAGGTCATGCGGTCAACGCAGTACAGCTCCTGCGCGCGGAATACGGTTTCTGGCGGATGTTCGCGGCCCATTTTCTTGCCTTTTGGTTTACAAAAACTCGTTCAATCAGCTATAATGGTTAGGTCGAGCACGGATGCAGGGGTCCCATACCCAGTGCGGGAGTTTCTCGGACGGGTCACAAGGAGATCAACAACCAACACGAGAGGTATGTTCTATAAAAAAATATCGCAATTTCGGAATGTTAACCTTAATCACAATCAGCATGCTCAGCATATGGCTTCCGACTTTGGGCGGAATTTGGGTGCCAATGGGAATGCTGTTGAGCCTCATCTCTCACACCGCCACATGCTTACTGGCCCAATGGACATCTCTTTCTGACCCCAATGAGACTCCTTCATCCGTGCTCGACCTACAGCCCCACACCACTGGGGCTGTGGCATTTTAATCACCCAAGATCTCGCTCAACTTGGCCAGCTTGGCGTCCACGCCTTGCAGCTCCTGCAAGCGCTGGGAAAGGCTCATGGCCTGATCCAAGATGCTCTCGCCGTCGAGGTCGCCAAGTTCCGCGAGGGGGCTCAACAGCCCGCGCAGGCGGTCCCGCTGGGCCTCCACATCCACGGCCAGGATCTTGCGTTTCTGGCGCAGCTCCACACGCTGCCCCAGGTACTGCGTCCGTTCGCTCATGTTCCCTCCTTCCTATGCCTGGCCGCGCGCGCGTTCCCGCGCCACAGGGCAAAACAGGTTGTTCTCAATTTTCCCGGCCAGGCGTTCCAGCGCCTGGACGTTGGCCGCCACCAGGTCAGACAGGTCGTTGGCCATCCGCGCATAGGCCTTCACCAGCTCCACGTTGTCGCGGTAGAACTGCGCTGTCTGCCGCTGGTTCTCACCCAGCTCGCGCACGACGGACAGGGTATCCGCCCGATAGGTTTCCAGCTGTTTTGCCGCAGCCGCCTGGGCATCCGCCACGACCTTGGCCATGTCCTTCCGGTACATCTCCAGCACGCGCTCCTGCCTGCGCTGAGCAAAGTGATTGAGGACCAGCACGGCGATGAGGACGGCAGCCGGGCCGCCGAGGAGCAGCATCACCAGGCCGGGCACTCCCAGCTGCTGGAGTATTCCGGCGATGATCCCCAGAACACGCAGGATTTGAGCAATATCGGGGTTCACTGAGCCTCCGTGGCGTTAGCGGTTTTGGGCAAGCCCTCGGCCCACTCAATGAGCTTCTGGTACCTGGCCTTGATGTCCCGGCAAATCCGGGCGTTGTCGCGGTTGACCACCTGGATGTCCTCCGGGGTCACTCCGCCCTGGCGAAACTCCCCGGCTTGAGCGGCTGGTAGGCTTCCGGCTGCTCCGTCAGGGCCGGGGGCGGCGGCGGCACCGGCTGGATCACCGTGGCCGAAGCCCCAGGCTTCGTTGTACAGCCCCACCCAGTCAGGCCCAAAAGTGCAGCGGCCATTAGCAACGGCAACAGAATGCGACGCATGGGCTATCCTTTGGTTGGTGATTTTCTTGCCTTGGTCCGCGATGATCGCGCGGGCCGAGGCCAGACTCTGCGCTAGGTCGTCACGCCGGATGATCTCGGCATCCACGATGCGCCGGGCGGTGTCGCTGGCCAGGCGGTTGGCGCGCTCAATGCTCGCCTCCAGCTTGGCGTACTTGGCGTCGCCCGCGTTTGTGGCCGTAGCGTGGCCGTGGCGATAGCCGCCCCAGGCGCAGGCCAGGCAGAGCAGAACGACAAGCAGCGCAGCGCCAAGGCCCAGGGCCAGCTTGGTGGCTGGCTTGGTGAAGTCGAGGGGGATCATCGGGCGGCCTCCGTTGGTTTGGGCGCTCCACAGTGGGGGCATTTCGGGGATGCAGAGCTATGGCCACAGCTACATGTCCAAGAGCCGGGATGCTGGTCCTCATTGACTGCCGAGGCCTTGATGGCCTCCATGTAGTATTTGATGCCGAAGGCCAGGATGTACTCGACAACACCGTCGCCGTTGTCTCCGAACAGGCCACGCTTGAGC